TAAACTCTCCTGCTTTCTCTTTATCGCCTTTAGATTTAAGTATCGCAACCGCTTCTAAGACTATCGCTTCATTCCCTTCAGGCGATGAATAGGAAAAGATTGTTGTATCGCTATCATTTTCTAAAGTTTCTACATTCATTATACCCCAGACAGATATATTATTATTTCCTAGAGTTGTAGGAACAGGCCAGATAAAGAACCTTCTCCATTGATTAGCCCACTTTTTATCTGTTGAGTCAGGATAATCTCTTTTAAAGTTTAAATAGTCATCAAACCTTAAAGGACTTCCATCAGGAGACTCGCCATATCTTTCATTATCAACTTCTAACTTCCAAACTGAATGTGAACGCCAAGTTGAGGGATAATCATAATACTCTTGATCGGCTTGTGTTGAGGTTTTTTTAGCATCTTGAAGTTCAGGCCACGGATATAATGCTCCTGCTTTTCTATAAGCACGATTAATAGCTCTATCAATAATAAGCGGATTATAAAGAGGGCTTTCCTCTCCGACAGTTAAGTCATCTTGAACTGCCTCTCTCATGTCTGCTAAAGTATCCATACTTAAAGATTAATACATAGAATTAGTTTAAAGCAAATTAAGTTCCAAGAATACAATAGGTTAATCCCCTTGTACGTAATTCCATAAAAGTATCTGAAAAACCAGCCCATTGCATTTTAATTGTATTTACTCCTGCTGGAAGTGTAAATATTTTTGAAAGCGATAAACATGAAGACATAGCCACTGCAACACCTTCTATATCAAATTGTGCATAATCTTGTCCGTTAGCAAAAGTTGTACTTCCATTAACAGAAGTTCCTACTTTAATATAATATGCTCTAAAAGTATCAATAGAGCTAATCCATACATTTGCATAGAAAGTAACTAATACTTTTGTTTCACGAGGCAATGTAAAACTTAAAGTAGAACCATCAACATCAGTTGCTGAAAATGTATTTTTTATACTTACTGTATTATAGGCTTGATATGAACCACTTATAAAATTAGCAGAACTTATTAAGCCTAAACCATCTATAATTGTTGTTCCATTTTCATCTTCAACAGTTATACCACCAGTTAACAAAGAACCAGATTGTATTGTTCCTTTAAATACAGCATCTCCTGTTATCCCGTCAATCGCAAAAGTTGTTAATCCTGCTTTATCTCTTGCTGTTAATCCATTAGGAGTAAGTCTTAAATCTCCTGTTATTCCATCCTTATAATCTCCTATTTTTAATCCTCCACTTTGTTGAAGTTCAAACTCTTGTAAAATCTTCTTACTCTTAGTATTTAACGCTGTACTCATTAACTCTGTTGCGATTTTTCGTGTAGGAAAGTTTTTCTCTTTTGTAGTTGTTGGCGTAGCAACAGTACTAGTACCTTGTGTTTGTGTAACAGATTGTACTTCCTCTTGTGGAAAAGGGGTTTCTGCTACAATTTCTGGTTCATATAAATCTTTAGCCATTTAATCAAAATATGTTCTCACTCTAAATATTTCAGGAGTAGTATTTCCTGCAGGGTTCATAATAATTCTACATTCGTAAATATCCATTTCTGCATTTATTCTAAATACAGCCTTTTTTCTACCTGCGGAAGTAAAAGCATCCAATCCATCTGCTGTCATACATTGTACCCAAGTTCCCGACTTATTCTTTTGATAGTAAAAGTAAACACTACATCCAGCAGGCAATTCATCCATAAATATCTCAGCGTAGTGAAAAATAGTAGGTTCTTCAGCCTTTTTAATAGGTACTCTAAATTCTAAAGACTCCCATGTACCCTGTTCTTTATTATCTGCATCAACCGCTTTTACGCCATAATCATTACCATCTCTATAACTTGCAATCGTTGTACCCTCTACATTACAAACTGCTCCTATCTCATCTACATCCATTTCATGCTCTAGAGTTAATGTAAAAGGTTGGTCTTTATTTCTTCTTCCGTAATAATATAGTCCGTTTTTACCCGAATCTGCATTATAAACTCCCCAAATTGACATATTACCTAGAGTTTGTCTATCTATCCAACTATCTGCGCCATATACCCAAGAGAATAATTCAATCTGGTCTACTTCATTACAAACTCCGCCTGGATTAACTCTACCTCCGCCTGGAAATCTCTTAACAGGCATTGTATCTACAAAATTAGAATAGAATAGCTCGCCATTATCGCCTATTTGAACTAAAGGCTGTTCACAATCAATAGCTCCATTTATCCCTTTTGTTGGATATCCTGCAGGATAAGTACCTACTGCTACACGACCATCTCTTTCAATAATAGTTTTTATCTTTCTTCCAGGTATAATATCTAACGCTTCGTTAGTCCAAGAGTCATCATATCCAACTAACGCCAACTTATCTCCATTGGCAATATAATTTGCTCCGCCTACTTGTTTCATTGTATGCCAATCTTCCCCTGTTAGATTAGTTGCTATAATCTCAACATCAGTCCAATCTCCTGCTCCAGGAAGTGGTTTTTGCATCACTTTAGTTCCCGTAGCCCATTGAAGATAAGTTATATTACTGCTTGATGGTTTCTCTACTGCGCCTTTAATCTCGCCATCAGGATCGGTATAAACCATTCTTGTAAATCCGTCTGTATATCGTCTGTAAATGTGTCCTCCATTACCAAATCCGTAAGTATTGCCATCTGATGCTTTTACCCAAGCAATAACTAAATCCTCATAAACAGTATAAAGACCTGCTGATGGAGATGGCGAAGCACTAACCGAAGCTGACGGACTAGCCGAAGCTGACGGACTCTGGCTTTTAGATGCAGATTTAGAACCACTTGCTGACGGAGATAAAGATTTAGAAGATGAACTGCTAGGACTAACCGATGCACTTACACTCGCACTAGGACTTAATGATAGACTTGGACTAATTGACGGAGATTGAGAATGACTTGCGCCAAACTCTCCCTCTTCTTTTAACGCTTGTCCACAGGATAAAGTATCGACAGTTTTTCTAATATCAACATTTTTTACAAATTTAGATGCGCCTCTGATTCCTCTATCCGCCCAAGACGAGATTCCGCCCTCCCAGCTTTTATGTTCTAGTATCATATTTTAAGATTACATTACGGGATTAGTTTAAGGCAACTTATCCCACTTTTTATACTTATCTGTCCAAGTAGGAGAAGTTGTTGAGTATTTATCGGTATAAGTTTCAGTTGTATCAGAATATTTATCAGTAAATGTATTACTTATTACGCTGTATTTTTTATAATATAGTGTTGGCGATGGAGATGGCGAAGCCGACTCACTCGCTGATGGACTGGCACTCTCAGACGCAGAGGCGCTTGCTGATGCTGATGCACTCTCTGATTTAGATGCTGACTTACTTTCGCTAGCCGAACCTGAAGCTGAACCACTTGCAGATGGACTTATACTTGCACTTTCCGAAGCACTAATACTAGCTGACATACTGGCACTCTCTGATTTAGATGCAGATTTACTCTCGCTTTTACTACCAGAGGCGCTACCTGATTTACTCTCACTCGCAGATGGACTAATTGACGCACTTTCTGATGCTGATGGGCTTATACTAGCTGACTCTGATGCTGACTCACTTGCAGAACCAGATGCTGATACAGAAGCTGAAACAGAAGCACTTTCTGACGCACTAGCGCTTAAAGAACCCGAAGCACTACCGCTTGCGCTTGCACTTGCAGAACCAGAGGCTGAAGCACTTAAAGAACCAGAAGCTGATGCTGATGCCGATGGACTAAGAGATGAACTCTCGCTTCCTTCTGAAACTGATGGAGATGCTGACTCACTAGCAGAAACAGACGCACTAACTGACGCAGACGCACTTGCACTTCCTGACGCACTACCACTTGCAGATGGACTTAAAGATGCTGATACGGAAGCACTCTCTGATGCACTTTCGCTAGCAGAACCGCTTGCGCTACCAGAAGCACTCTCAGATGTACTTTCGCTAGCACTCCCCGATGCACTTCCTGACGCTGAACCACTAGCACTTTCACTAGCTGATACACTAGCACTAACTGATGCTGACTCGCTAGCAGACGGACTAAGAGATGGCGACTCAACTACAAGACTAATATTCCAATAATCTGTTAAAAGTTCATATTCAACAGGAGATGGCGAAGCAGATGCACTCTCCGATATTGACTCGCTAGCACTACCACTAGCTGATGCAGAGGCTGACGGGCTTAAAGACGCTGAAACTGATGCACTAATAGATTTTGACGCTGACTTACTTTCACTTTTACTTGCACTTTTAGAACCTGATTTACTACCTGATGCTGACGGACTAAGAGATGCACTAACTGACTTAGAGGCACTTTTACTAGCACTCTTACTTCCACTGGCAGAACCTGAAGCCGATGGAGATAAACTAGCAGACGCTGATTTAGAAGCACTTTTACTAGCACTCTTACTACCACTAGCTGAAGGACTTAAAGAGGTAGATGCAGAACCTGCATCATCTTTATAGACATAGAAACACATATCATAATCAGAAATATAATACCAATAGTCCCAGTAAAGAGTTTCATTTCCAGCATGAGAAGGGCTTGATCTGTCTTCTTGACAAAAAATGTAATTACTACTATTTCCACCTGAATATTCTATAACTACTACATATTTAGTTCCATTAGTTAGTGTTATCTTATTTGCTCCACTAAAAGTAAAAATCTCTAATTCATAACTAACTCCATTAAATGTACTAACATCTAGGGCATCAGATGTCGCTAAAGCTACTCCCGTTCCAACGCTTGATGTTCCAAAAGTGCCTGAGTGAGCATAAATCTTAGCCACTGCATTACCAGTAGGTGATCCAATTTTTCCACAACTAAACTTAACACTATTTAATACCCCACCATCTCCTGTAAATGATTGTCCTGTTTCAGTACGAACAGAGGAATGAATTTTAACACTAGCATCCCCATTATTCTCACTATATGAATCTACAATTTGTGCCATACTATATCGCCTCCTGATAAACTCTTGAACTTATAATATTATTCTCATCTTTATAATTAGTTAAATCTGCTATTATTCCAGTTAGTTCAAAATCCGTATCCGCATTAGAAGAGTTATCTGTATCAACATTTTCCCATTCTGAAGTATCTCTGTTGTAAATTTGTAAATAAACAGTAGATGACGATGGAGCAAGACTTGATTGTCCTTCCCATAATAAAGTACATTGAGTAGAACCTCCTACAAAATCCTTATACTGATGTATCATGTACTCTTGTGTTGCAGTTTGACCTACATATTCATTATCAGCAGTTGCTACATTTGCTATATCTCCTGACGAATATTGCTCTTCTAAGTTAGTATCATCTGCAGGAAGTACCGCCTCATCTCCTCTTGTATAATCTATAAATCCCTCACTTGGAGAAGCAGAAGGACTAAGAGAAGCTGATACACTTGCGCTTTCAGATTTACTACCACTTGCACTACCAGACGCAGAGCCCGAAGCGCTACCTGAAGCTGAACTACTAGCTGAACCTGATTTACTACCTGATTTACTTTCTGAGGCACTTCCACTTGCAGAAGGACTTTTACTCGCACTCTCTGATACAGATACACTAGCTGAAATACTTGCACTCTCTGACGCACTTCCACTCGCTGACTCACTAGCGCTACCTGAGGCACTACCACTTGCTGAACCACTTGCAGAGGGAGAAAGGGAGGCTGAACTACTACCCTCACTTGGAGAAGCTGAACCACTAGGACTTAAAGAAGCACTCTCTGATGCTGACTCACTAGCACTTTCAGAAGCCGAACCACTTGCAGAGGCTGAAGCACTACCAGATGCGCTACCTGAAGCACTACCACTTGCCGATGGAGACAATGATGCGCTTACACTAGCTGATCCTGATGCACTAGCAGATTTAGAAGCACTTTTACTACCAGATGCACTCCCACTAGCTGAACCGCTTGCGCTACCAGACGCTGAAGGGCTTAAACTTTTGCTTCCCGAAGCGCTACCCGATGCTGAACCAGATTTTGAAGCACTTTTAGAAGCTGATTTTGATGGACTTTTACTTGCTGACTTACTAGCTGATTTAGAAGCTGACTTAGAAGCAGACTTACTACCTGATGCAGATGGAGATAAAGACCTAGAAGCGCTTTTAGAAGCACTTTTAGACGCTGATTTAGAAGCTGAAGCAGAG